TGTCATTGACACGTATATTAGTACGTAGACATACAGTTGCCTATGGTGCAGGTGTGACATTGTATAACCTTTCAACAGGTGTTGATAGTGTTCAATATCAAACATACGCGGGCTATGTAGTTCAAGAAACAACTGCAACACATACCTTTGCAGACACGTTAACTTATCAAGTTCAATAATGAGCAGCATCATAAACACAGATACATTTGCGGTCAACTTCTTACCACCTAAGAAGCGGCTGCCGATTTATAAGGCGTGGGTAAAGACATTGTTGAAACCATTACAAGTGCTATACAATACAATGTTTGGCACTTTTAAAGATGGGAATGCAGCGGCAATTTATAACGGTGCAACTGCCTATGTAGTAGGTAACCAAGTAAAATACACAGACAAAGCAATATATCAATGTTGGGTTGCAAGCACTGGTAATTTGCCAACAAACACCGCGTATTGGTTTAAAATTCAAGATAAGTTTGTAGGCATTGAGCCGCGATGCAAGTATAATGCGCAGCACTTACTGTTTGAATACGCATTAAATGAGTGGTTTGGAACTACGTTTGTGAATGTGCCGGGTAGTAGTGATATTTATATTAATGCTGTGGGTGCAAATTTGGGAGCGTTCTATGTTGGATTTACCCCAACCGACAGTAGTTTTGTGGTTTATGATGAACCCGAAGCAACCGCGTTCATACAAGCATTGGATTTAACAACCGCAAGTATATCATCTACTGTTAACGTACCTATTGCGGTGGCTAACGCACTAACAACTGAAACTGCAAACACAGTGCCGAATATAAGTGCAAACAGAGAAAATATTATTAGGCAAATTGCCGACCTGTATAATTATGCAGGCATAACTTACGATGTAATAACATATTAAAATGAAAAAAATAAAAACAACAGACATCAATTCAGGTAGTGCAATGCCTTTAAAATCGGGAAGTTTAAACCATTTACAGAGTGCTTATCAAGAGCCATTGATTGATATCATTCAAACATTTGAGGCAAAGAATGACACTGAGGGGTTTCCTAATTATAGCACACCAATAATTATGTATGGTTGCAGATGGACAGGCACAGGCGTTAGCCAAGGCGTTTTAGTTTATGGTTCTGAGATATACAGATGCCAAGCGGTTAATATTACACTTGGTGTTGGGCAGGTGGTTATAGGCACAATCACAACTACATTCTTAACTGCCACCAATGCCGACCCTGTTGTGTTTTCAGATGCAACAAGTAATAATGTGCATGAGATTCGTCAAATCGTTTGGAGTGCAGGAACAACAGGAAGCGGTGATTTTGATTTAGATGATTGCCTTATGTGGGGTAGATGGCAAGAAACAACATTTAACTCAAGTTACATTAGCTCCTCATCAGGCACTTTAACATTGCCAGGAGGCGCATCAGATTGGCAAGTAAGATGGAAGCAAGAGGGTAGAACTATTATTATTGACTTCGATATTGAAGGTTTAACATTAGCAGGTGCAAACGCTAATTATTTAACGCTTTCGATGCCATTTAATGCAGATTTTTTAAAGGATTATCATTCAACGTGTTTTTATATAAATACCACAACAGAATCAATGTGTATTGCAAAGGCAATAGAGGCCACAAGTGATATAAGATTTATATTACCAAGCGGTCAATGGTTAATCGACACAGTTATTAAAGTAAGTGGTCAAATTACAGCTGAGTTAGCACGATTCTAAAACCTATTCTTACCATAATGCTCCGATAATATTTCTTTGAGCAAATAAGATTCTTTGGTGCCAGTCCTTTCGACTTCATCAAAGAATTTCTTTTTTAATTCACCTGTTAAGTGCGCAGTTACGCGGGCTTTAGATGCTGTTTTCTTTGCATCAATGTCATTTTTTGGATTAGCCATTGTCAAATATTAGTTACTAAACGGCACTAAATTAGTAACTTATTTCAAATAACGTGCAAATATGTAACCATTTTTGCACTATGAAAATCACAAACATATCTAACGAGGTTGCAACGATGCTTATTTATAAGCATATCGGCACTATTGACGATATGGGCATGGGCATTAACGGTGCTTGGATTGCTGAGGACATTCAAATGCTAAACGATAATTACAAAGACCAAGTTAAAACAATCAACATTCGCATCAATTCAATTGGTGGAAGTGTTGCCGATGGGCTTTCAATCGTTAGTGCAATATTAAACAGTGAAATTCCTTGCAACACTTATATTGATGGAATGGCTTATTCAATGGCTGGTGTTATTGCTATTTGTGGACAAAAGAAATACATGGCCGATTATGGCACATTTATGATGCACAACGCAAACGGTGGTAGCGATGAAGATGTTTTGAATTTAATCACAAATTCGTTAGCTAAAATATTTGAGCGCAATACCAACTTAACACTTGACAAGTGCAAAGATTTGATGAATAAAGAAACATGGATGACTGCCGATGAATGTATGAATTTAGGCATTGTTGATGAAATTATCCAAACTAAGAAATTAAAACCAGCGATGAATGCAACCATAAAGGAACTTCACGCAATCTACAATAAAGTAATAATTAAAACAGAAACCAAAATGAATAAATTAACTGATTTATTAAAGCTATCAAATGAGGCATCAGAAGAAGCCATTGTTGAAGCGGTTAACGCTAAAGATGCAAAGATTGCTGAATTAGAAGCAAGCATCGAAGCACAAAGCAACGAATTGCAAGCGTTAAAAGATGCTAACGATGCAACCGTGCAAGCTGCGAAAGTTGAACTTGTAGAGAATGCAGTAAAAGAGGGCAAAATTGCCGTTGCAAGTAAAGAAATTTACTTGACAAGCAACAAGTCAAACGAAGAATTAAAAGAAGTGTTTAGCAAGTTAACACCTGCTTACACTCCGATATTCGACAATGCAAAGAAACCTGAATTAGTTTCAGGTCGTGAGGCTTGGACTTTCAATGATTGGAGCAAGAATGATCCAAAAGGATTAGCCGAAATGAGAGAAAACGATAAAACAACTTTCGATTCACTTATCAATGCCTTGCCGAAAGAGTTAAGCAATAGTTACAACCCAGCAACCGATAAAAAGTTTTAATCATGGAAGCAATTTGGAACGCAAACCCAACCGTTAACATGCTATATTGCTTTGAGGATGGCAATTGCTTCATCAAACATAGTGAGGCAGCAAGTTATGCGCAGTCAACCAATAATGCTTATGTAGTTAAAGTAAGAGAAACAGAAATAGAAAAACAACCAACTAAAACAAATAAAAAATAATGGCAACAATCAACAACCCATTTGGCGCAGCAGGCACGTTAACGATTGCTGCCACAGGCACAACTGCCGCAACCATCAGCAACAACGAAACCGTTGTATCTACGTTAACAACACTTACAGGCAACGCCACACTTGACTTGACTTTATCAAGTGAGTTAAAAGCAGGTGCAGCATTACACATCAAAGTAAAAACAACAGGAACAGAAACATTTACTTTCGGAACTGGCATTGATGGCCCAACAGTTACAGGAGTAGCAGGTAAAACATGGTGTCAATCATTTTGGTATGACGGAACTATCTTTTTACCATGCGGTGCAAAAATACAAATCGATTAATTATTCACTCAAAAACAAACAAATAGAACATGGCACTAATTAAAGAAATTTGGGTGAGCGACATCCAAGAAGCATTAAACAGAAACGCGGATTTTTTACCGTATTCAATTGACGATAGCGCATACATTGCGTTTGGCACAGTACACATTCCACAATCGGGTTCAAATCCAACAGTGGTTAAAAACCCTGCTACTTTCCCATTAACAATTGGCGAAAGAACGGACACAGACAGAACTTACTCATTAAATCAATTCGCTTTAGAGCCGACATTGATTACTAACTTGGATGAGTTGCAAATTAGTTATGACAAAAGACAATCAGTTTTAGGTCAGCAAATCAGCACACTTACTCAGCGCATTGGTGATGAGGTAGCTATTTCATGGTCTGCAAGTGGAGCAGCTAACATTGTTTCAACAACAGGTTCAGCCGTTGCAACATCATTAGCACCTGGAGCAACTGGAACACGTAAAGCAGTTACTTTGGCCGACATCGCTTCATTAGCAAGCAAGTTAGATAAGGACAATGTTCCAAGACAAAACAGAAAATTGTTAATGTCAACTGATATGTTTTGGGAATTATTCGCAATCGCTGATGTACTTCGTGCATCTTACAACGGTTTCCAAAATCAACCAAACGTATTACAAAACGGAGTAGTTGCAATGCTTTACGGTTTTGAAATCATGGTTAGACCAGTAGTTTCAGTTTATGCAAATAGCACAACCGTTCCAAAGGCTTTCGGTGCTGCAACTGCAACAACTGATAACTTAGCTTGCATTGCTTTCCATTCTACAACTGTTAGACGCGCATTAGGTTCAATGACACCATTGTATAACAGCGGTTCAAACGGAAACGGTTTGCCTGAATACTTAGGATCAATCTTTAACATGGAAGTAATGTTAGGTTCAGCTATTGGCCGTACCGACATGAAAGGTGTTGCTGCTTTGGTACAAACTTGGGTATCTTAATAAAATAAATGTTTAACTAAGAAGCCCTGCTCACCAAATGGGTAGGGCTTTTTTAATACTAAAAAATAAATGGCATTACCAAATATTAACTTTGTCAAAAGCACAAGCGGATTAGGTCGCGCACTGCCTGGAACTGATTACGTTTCGGGATACGTGCATTACTACGCTTCAGGTGCAACATTGCCAACGGGATTTACTTCAAGTGATAGAATTAAAAAAATATTCTCCGTTGCCGATGCCGTTGCATTAGGGATTACAGATACTCACTTAGGAGAAACCGCAGCAGTTGCAAAAATTGTTATCGGTGGAACACCCGCAGTTGGTGACACACTAAAAGTAACTTATACAGGCATTTTAGGACTTGAAACGGTACTTAATACTTACGCGCTTGTAAGTGGTGAAGAAACAACAACTACAACCGCAGCAGCAGCATACGCAGCACAAATCAATGCAGGTACACAAACACATGGATTTAGTGCTACAAACAGCACGAATAGTTTGTTAATTACTACTAAAAGTGGTGAGGGTATTTTCCCGAATAGCGGCACACCATACGCATTTACAGTTACGGGTGCGAATACTGGAACACTTACACAACCAACTGGCAGCGGTTCAACAGTGTTAGGTGTTGCGGGATGGATTGATACTTTATACTATCACATCGCTGAGTATTTCAGAATACAACCTAAGGGCGAATTATACGTAGGTTTGTACGTTGAAGAATCAGGAGCTTACACTTATTCTGCTATCACTACAATGCAAAACTTTGCATCGGGTGCGATTAAGCAGATTGGTGTGTTTGCTAAGAACATTGCTTTCACATCAGCACAATGCGCAGCCTTACAAGCAATAGCAACGGCAAACGAAGCGGTTTACAAGCCTATGCAAATCATGTTGAATGCTGAAATTAGCGGTACTGCAAGTGTTGCTACATTATCAGATTTGTCAACTCAAACTGCGCCAAATGTTTCAGTATGTATTGCACAAGATGGTGCGAATGATGGATATTACATTTACAAAGCTACTGGCAAATCAGTAGGTGCGATTGGTGCAATGTTAGGCGCGGTTTCATTAGCAGTTGTAAGCGAATCAATAGCATGGGTAAGTAAATTTAACATGGCTTTAGGTGCTGAATTAGACACCATTGCATTTAGCAACGGTCAATTATATACTGCGCTTGCTGATAGTCAATTTGAAAGCCTTAATAATTACGCTTATGTATTTCTACGCAAAATCGTAAACATTGCGGGTTCTTATTGGAGTGATAGCAAAACAACAATTACACCAACAAGCGACTATGCAACAATCGAAAACAATCGTGTTTATCAAAAGATTACGCGCGTTGTTAGGGCCAACATGCTACCTGCTTTGAGTTCACCATTGAAAGTGAATGCAGATGGCACATTAACCGCAGGCACAATCGGTTACTTTGAAACATTGGCAAACAATCCATTAGTACAAATGGAGGCCGACAACGAATTATCAGCACATAAAATTATTATTAATCCAGCCCAAGATGTTTTAGCTACTTCTACACTTGAATTGACATTGCAAAATGTTCCTTTAGGTGTTGCACGTATCATTAAAATAAACGTAGGCTTCGTAAAATCAGTATAAAAAATGGCAGCAAATGGACTACCGTTAATTAACGGAAAAGCGTATGAGTTTGCAGATATTACTTGCATCATACTTGGTACACCTATCTTTGGAGTAACTGCCATCGAATACGGTGAAGAAGATAACACTGAAAACATTTATGCAACAGGCCGTTATCCTGTTGCGCGTGGTTACGGTCAAATTGAGCCGAGCGCAAAGGTCACCATCTTAATGAATGAAGTTATGAATATTGTATCAGTTGCCCCAAATGGCCGCATACAAGACATACCTGAGTTCGATATTGTGGTTACTTTCACCGATGCAAATTTAATTCCTGTTGTTCACAAAATCCGCAATTGCAGATTTAAAAAGAACATGATCGGAACACAAACGGGCGATACTTCAATTCCAATGGAATTAGATTTAGTTATTTCACATATCGAATTTGTTTAATATATTTGCACAAACCAAATCAATTAAACAATGACAAATATTGAAGAATTAAAAGCAAAGTATCCGGGTGTTGAAATCTACACGTTAACGGTAAACAACAGACAAGGGCAACCTATCACAGTTCACTTGCGTGAAATGGACAGATTGGCTTACAAAGTTGTTAGCGCGTTAATTGCTAAAGATGAATTGCAAGGCGTAGAATCGTTTTTAAGAACACTTTGTGTTGATGGTGATGTGAATGCTATTGTGAATGATTTTAAAGCATTACGAAGCGCAGCACGTACTATTTTACCGATGTTAGAATCTGAGGCGGGTGAGTTAAAAAAAAATTAGATTCGGCAAAGAAGTTATTAGAAACGGATGAGTTTGCGCGTCAAAATGCACTCATCCGTTTTTATTACCAACAAGACCCAAACCAAATGAGTGATGACCAATGGGCAGAGGCAATCGAAAGTATTATGTGGGTATTAAAGTTTAACGGCACAATTCAAGAAAAGAAATGAGCAATAATTCAGTAGAATATTTATTATCCCTCAAAGATAAGTTTAGTAGTGGTATAAGGTCGGCAACGGTTGAAACTGAGAAACTGAATAAAACAGTTAATCAAACTCAGAGTAGTTTAAGTTCGATGGGTTCAATGATTGCAGGGCTTGGGGCAACTATTGGAGCAACTGCACTTGCAAATGAAATGCTGAATGTTGGTAGCACATTTGAGAAAGCAGAAATAGGGTTAAAAACACTGTTAGGTTCAGCAGAGGCGGCAAGTGCGGTGTTTAACCAATTAAAAACAGATGCTGAGCAAAGCCCTTTTGATTTTGAAACATTATTGATGGGAAACAGAACATTAATAAGCGCGGGTTTATCAGCAAAAGACGCGCGAGATGATTTTAATAGTTTAGCCAACGCAATAGCCGCAACAGGTGGAGGGAATGATGAATTAAATCGCATGGTTATAAACATGCAGCAAATTAAGAATTTAGGCAAAGCATCTGCACTTGATGTTAAGCAGTTTGCATACGCTGGAATTAATATGTATTCGTTACTTGATAGCTATGCCAATAAATATAATTTAACTTTAGATAAAGAAAATATTACTTATGAGCAGTTAACGGGCGCATTGAAAAATGCTGCAACTGAGGGCGGAATTTATTTTAATGGGTTAAGCAATTTAGCAGACTCAACAAGTGGCAGATTAAGCAACTTAAAAGATGCTTTTAAAAACACATTATATGATGTGTTTGTGGCTTTAAAGCCTGTTATTGATGCCGTTGTAGTTGGATTAACAAGTATGTTTAATATGATTAAATCAACCATTGATTTTATAAGTGAACATAAAGTTATATTTGGGATATTTGGGGCAGTATTAGCAGCAATAGCAACAGGAATGGCAGTTATACGAACGCAAATAATACTTACAACAATAGCGCAATGGGCTTTAAATACTGCAACAGGCGTATTTGATGCGCTTAGCGGCAATTGGGTGGCTTTGGCAGCAGGTGCAGTAGCATTAGCAGCAGGAATTTATATGGCGGCAAATGCACAGGAAAGTTTAAACAATGAGTTAAGTCAACAAACGGGTGCAGCAGCGAAAGCATTAGACCCAATGAAAGGCGGCAAAACTCAAACGCAAACCACAACGAGCGGATCAACAACTGCCAAAGGCGGCACATCAACAAGCGTTGTTGAAAGCAGAGGTGTGCAGAATTTTAACATTGATATTAATAAACTTGTTGAAAACATAAACATACAAGCCACAACAATTAAAGAGGGTGCAGGTCAAATCAAAGAGGCCGTTGCACAAGCATTGATTGAGGCGGTTAATGATTTCCAACTAATGGCAACTAAATAATATGAGTTTACAATTTATCATACCAACACCGTTACAAAAAAACAACCTAAGAACATTATCTAAAGGTTTTGGACTTCCATTGGTGCAAAGGGCAGTTATTGCAACTAAAGTAGCAACTGAGCAATCCGATAAAAAAGAATCAATTAGTATTTTTGGAACGCCTGTTTATGGCACTGTATTTTTTGCACAACCAAATTATGATGTTTCTTCATTTAATCCCGATACGCGCGAATATGTTACGACAAATTTTAGCACTCAGTTAGGTGAAAACACCAATGGAGGTTTTATAATTGAGAATTGCATTATTGATGTTAGCCAAACTAAAAACATCGTCAAAACAGATGTTATTGATTTTAATGGCAGCATAAAAGAATATATTTCAGAAAGTGATTATACAATTACTATTCGCGGTTTTTTATCAACGCAATCACCCGACCTTTACCCAACTGAAGAAGTTGGAATATTAGTTAACTATTTGAAAGCTCCAGTTGCATTATCAATTACATCTACATTCTTAAATACACAATTTGGAATTAATAATGTTGTAGTTGAAAGTTACACAATGAGCCAACAACAAGGGTTAAGAAATGTGCAATACTTTCAAATTAATTGCTCAAGTGATTTTAACTTTGAAATATTAGAAACCGATGTTTAGAGTTCTCTGCCGCATAGAAATAGAGCAGCAAGGCGATGGTAGGGCGCAAACCTTGTATTTTAACTTTGTCAACAAAGTAACTGTCACACGTTCATTCGATAAGCAAACACAAACGGCATCGGTAATATTGCCGCGAAATGTGCAATACAATAAAAAAAACATTTACGAGGGCGAAAACGCTTTAATGCGAAGAGGCGATAAGATTAAAATTACTGCAGCTTACTTTCCAAATGAAACAGTAATATTTCAAGGTTATATTAGTAAGATTAACAACAACGTGCCGATTGAATTGCTTTGTGAAGATGAAATGTTTTTACTGAAGCAAGTAATTGCACCGAATTTAACTTATAAGACAGTTAACCTGCGCACGTTTATTGCTAAAATGTTGGAAAACACATCGACACCATTTAAAGCCATCAACGCTGAATTAGGCCAAATCCGATTACAAGGTGCAAGCGTTGGCAAAGTGCTTCAAGTCCTGCGCGATCAATACGGTTTGTATAGTTTTTTTGTTAATGGTGTGTTACGTGTTGGTTTAGCTTTCTATCCTGCTGATGCCAAACAAGCGGTGTTCTTATTTGAGTTGATGGTTAAGGATGGAATGAATTTAACTTATTTA